CGGGCCATCGAGGTGCTGGACCGCGACATCGCGACTGCCGAGGGGCGCAAGATCATCCGGCAGGTGCGCGTGATCACCACCAAGGGGCTGTAGCGCATGGGCTGGCTTGACGCCTTTCGCCGCCGGAGAACCGGCGGCCCTGTTGCCGTGCGCGCGCGGCTGGAAGGGGCGATGTCGCAGCGCCGGTTGCGAGGCTGGCAGCCGCCGCTGGAAAACATCAACTCGCTGATTGCCTCAGGCGGGCCGCGTCTGTTGGCAAGGTCACGCGAGTTGGTGGTGACCAACGGCTATGCCGCCAATGCATGCGAGGCCTTTGCCTCGAACCTGGTGGGCGACGGGATCAAGCCTTCGTCGCTGATCGAGGATCCGGCCCTCCGCGATCAGGTGCAACGGTTGTGGCTTGCCTGGACCGATGAGGCCGATGCCGATGGGCTGACCGATTTCTACGGCCTGCAGGCCATGGTGGCGCGCGAGATGTTCGTCGCGGGCGAATGCTTCGTCCGGCTGCGCCCGCGCCGGGCCGAGGATGGGCTGTTGGTGCCGATCCAGCTGCAATTGCTGCAATCGGAAATGCTGCCCTTCGAGAAGACCGAGGCGGCAGCCAACAGCAATCGCATCCGCTGTGGTATCGAATTCAATGCCATCGGGCGTCGCGTCGCCTATCACTTCCGCCGCCGCCATCCCGGCGACAGCACCGATCAGGGGATGGTCACGCCGGAAACGGTCCGCGTTCCGGCCGAGGATGTCCTGCACATCTACCGACCCATCGACGCAGGGCAAATCAGGGGCCTGCCGCATGTGGCACCCGCCATGGTGCGGCTGTTCCTGCTGGACCAATACGACGACGCTGAACTTGACCGTAAAAAGACCGCGGCGATGTTCGCGGGTTTCATCACCAAGACCGCCCCCGAAGAACAGCTGATGGGCGAAATCGAGGCCACCGACGACAGTGGTGCCACCGTCAGTCTTGAGCCCGGCACCTTGCAGGTGCTGCTGCCCGGCGAGGATGTGAAGTTCTCCAGCCCTGCGGATGTTGGTGGCGGCTACGAGGCGTTCCAGTATCGGACGCTGCTGTCGGTCTCGGCCTCGCTGGGGTTGCCCTACCATCTGGTGACCGGCGATGTGCGGCAGGCGAACTATTCGTCCTTACGCGCCGAACTGGTCGAGTTCCGCCGTCGTGTCGAGCAGTTGCAGCACGGGGTGGTCGCGCATCAGCTGTGCCGTCCGGTCTGGGCGCGCTGGCTGGAAACCGCGGTGTTGTCGGGCGCGCTGGACCTGCCGGACTTCGCCCGGTCGGCCGCGCACTATCGCCCGGTGAACTGGATCCCGCCGCGTTGGGACTGGGTCGATCCCCTGAAGGACATTCAGGCGCAGGTGCTGGCGATGGAGGCGGGGATCATTTCGCGGCGCAAGGTGGTCGAGGCCACCGGCTACGACGTCGAGGAAATCGACCGCGAGAATGCAGCCGATGCGAAACGCGCCGGGGACATGGGTCTCACCTATCGCACCAGCCCGGGCGAGAGGCAGGGGGCGCGGGCCACACCGACCCGCAAGCCGGAAACCGAGACAGAACAGGAGGCGTAAGCCGATGAACAGCTGGTACACGATCCGCGCCCAAAGCACCGGCGCGGAGGTGGTGATCTATGACGAGATCGGGGCTTACGGCGTCTCGGCCAAAGGGTTTCTGGCGGAACTGGCAGCACTTCCGGATGCCACACCGCTGGCCTTGCGGCTGAACAGCCCAGGCGGGTCGGTCTTCGATGCGGTCGCGATCTACAACGCGATCAAGCGCCATTCCGGCACGGTCACGGTCTGGATTGACGGCATCGCCGCGTCTGCGGCCTCCTACATCGCGATGGCGGGCGACGAAGTGATCATGCCGGAAAACGCCTTCCTGATGATCCACGATCCTGCCGGGGTAGTGATGGGCACCGCCATCGACATGCGCGCGATGGCCGAGGCGCTGGACAAGATCAAGGGCAGCCTGCTGCAGGGATATGCCGCCAAGTCAGGACGGCCGCAGGAAGAGATTGCCCCCTTGATGGCGGCGGAAACCTGGCTCGATGCCAAGGATGCGCTGGATCTCGGTTTTGCCGACCGCATCGCAGAACCGGTCAGTATTGCCGCGCGGTTCGATGTGGGTCGGTTTCGGAATGCACCGCCTGTGCTGGTGGAGGGTGCAGGCGATGCGGCTATGGATGAACCCTCGGGCACTGCGGAAGCAGATGTTGACCCTGCGCCAGAGGGGTCCGTGTCCGACGACGATGCGGAAAGTGTCGCGGGGAACGACCCTTCTCTCAATGTAAATCGGCCCGCTGCCGAACCCGATCCGCCGCCTGATCCCGGCGCGCTGTCGGTTGCACCAGATGCTGCCAGTGTTGGTGGGCCCGTCCCCATCGTCGATGCCGCCAACATCCGGGCCGAGGCGATGGCCCACGCCCGCTCCGTCTTGGATCTCTGCCGTCTGGCGGGGCAGCCGCAAATGGCGGGGCGGTTCCTTGAACGTGACGCCGCTCTCGACGAAGTCCGTGCAGCATTCCTGGCCCTCCGTGCCGAGACGGAACCCAGCATCTCCGCAGCCCATCCGCAACCCGGCCGCCCCTCTGGCGCGCGCCCCTGGGGCGATGTCATCGCCCGCACCTTCCGTCTGAAAGGATAGACCCATGCCGATCCTCTCTGAGCTCCCGCACGCCGGTGGCTTCCTCGTCTGGGAAGCGCTGCGCGATTATTGCCGCAGCACCGTCATCCTGGCCTCGGGCAATCTGCAGCCCGGTACCATTCTGGGCAAGATCACCGCCTCGGGCAAATACGCGGCCCACGATCCCGCCGCCTCGAACGGCACACAGACGGCCGCAGCGATCCTCTGGGACAGCGTCGATGCCAGCGGCGGCGACAAGAATGCCGTCGTGCTGATCCGCGGCCCCGCCATCGTCAACCAATACGACATCAGCATTCCCGGCACGCCCACCGCGCCACAGATCGCCGCTGCCTACGCAGCCCTTCTGACACTCGGCATCCTCGTCCGCTAACCCCAAATCAGGAGGCACCCCATGGCCACCATGGACATCTTCGAAGGCGATGCCTTCTCGATCATTGAACTCACCCGCGCGCTGGAAAACATCCCCTACAAGCCCGCCACCCTGTCCGGGTCGGGTCTGTTCGGTCCGCGTGGCGTCCGCTCGCGCACCGTCGTTATCGAGAGCCGCGACGGCACGCTGTCGCTGATCCCGTTCTCCGAACGGGGTTCCGCCTACGACCAGCAAACTCCGGAACGCCGCGATGTGCGAGCATTCGTCTGCCGCCAGTTCAAGAAGCAGGACGTGATCTGGGCCTCGGAAATCCAGCAGGTCCGCGACTTCGGCAGTGAATCCGCCACCCAGCAAGTGCAGGCCGAAGTCGCACGCAAGCTGGGCCGTCTGCGCAACGATGCCGAGACCACATTCGAGTATCATCTCTTCAACGGCATCCAGGGGCTGGTCAAAGACCCGCGCGACGGGGCCACCGTGGTGAACTATTTCACCGAGTTCGGCATCACCCCGGCAACCGAGGTGGATTTTGATCTCGACAACGCCACCCCGGCGTCCGGCGCGCTGCGCAAACGCTGCCAGGCGCTTATTGAGAGCGTCGAGGACACGATGGGCGGCCTTGCCACCGGTGCCATCGCGCTGCGCGCCGAATGCGGCTCGGCCTTCTTCGCCGATCTGGTGGCGCACAAGGAGGTGCGCGAGACCTACCTCAACACCGCCGCTGCCGCCGATCTGCGCTCGCGCATCGCCGACGAGGTCAGCTTTGGCGGTATCACCTTCCGCCGCTACCGGGGCGGGGCGGGCTTCGGTGTCGCTACCGACAAGGCGGTGTTCTACCCCGAAGCCGTCGACGGGTTGTTCGAAATCTACCACGCCCCCGCCGACACCTTCGAGACGGTCAACACGCTGGGCCAACCGCTTTACGCGCGGATGATCCCAGATCGCGACCGCGACGAATGGGTGCGGCTTGAGATCGAAAGCAACCCGCTGCCGATCTGCACCCGCCCGCAGGTGCTGCGTTCGGCGCGGCGGACGTGACCATCGTGAGTTACGTGGCGCGCGGGCGGTCCCAGTTCATGCCAGCCAGGCGCGGATCAGTGCCGAAGCTGTCGCGCCCGAACTCGAGGCCGAGTTTGGGGTGCTCACGGATGGCCTGCGCTCCGCTCTGGCCGATGCGGATGCGCCAAGTCTGGCGGTCCACCGGCTGTGGCGCGGCGAATGCAGGACAGGTCAGCACTGCAAGATTTGCGCCGCCTTCGGGGTCGCGGACCGATGCGTACCTTATGACCTCGCCCCCGATCTCGCGGGCGGCATCAGAAAGCTGTTGGCAGGGGCCGTAGTCGGTCAGATGGGTCCAGAGGTCGTGATCGGCGGCAAGCGCACCGGTTGTCAGGTCCAGGGAAACCGGCGTTGCCAGATCAGCGCGAAAGGCGGTGTAGTCCGCCGCATCGTCGGGGAACGGGGTTGCGGGGCTCTCGGCGTAAAACAGGAACCGATAAAACACCATCTCGGCCGCCGCTGTCTCGGGCCGTTCGGCGCCGTACCAGACGCCGAGCGTCAATCCGGCGCGTCGGAACCGCGAGCCGTGCGGATAGGGGCGATAGCGAAACGGCGTGGACAACAGGTAGTCGAGGTGACGGCACGCGTCCGGCACCGGCGGCTTTGTCTCTTCCAGAATGTCCTCCAGCGCGGCCTGTTCGGCGAGGCTGTCGACGAGTTTCAGGGTCGATACCCGATGCTGGGCCTCGACAAACCGCCACGCCTGACCCCGGAAGGGCCGCGCTTCAGACCGGAGCGCGGCGGGCGTCAAGATAAGTCGTGACATCGACAAGTCCCTGCACAGTCGCCATCCGTTCAAGTGGAGATGCGGCAAGGGCCGCGTTGGCAGCCGTCATCCACACGCGGGCTACCGCCTCGTCGCCGCCTGTGATGGCGTCGAGCGAGCGAAACGCGCGAACGAGAAGTGCGGCGAGTTCAAAAGGCTTCGACCCGGCCTCGAGCGTGGCCTCGCCGCGCTTGAGGCGCGACACTGTGGCCTCGGAAACGCCGACGATTTCGGCAAGCTGCCGTCCGGACAGACCCAGCCGCTCGGCGGCACGAAGCATGGCCTTGGTCAGGACCGCGTTGCGATCCGGGGCGGGAGCAAGATTGCGAGGGTGTGTCATGGCGTCCTCCTGTCTGGTGGAAACATAGTGCACATATCTTCCACAAGAAAGGGTAAATATGTCGCTCGCATTTGAAACCGCGCTCGAGCTGCTCTTCGCCGACCCAAACCTCGGTCGGGATGTGGTCTACATCCCCGATGGTGGCGCGCCCGTCTCGGTGCGCGTCGTCACGCGGCGCGCCGATGCCGTCACCGACTTTGGCGACGCGCGGCTCTGGTCTGAAACCACCCGTGTCGACCTTCGTGTGGCCGAGGTGCCAGCCCCGCGCCCGGGCGACCGGATCGAGATAGACGGTGACGCCTTTCTCATTCAGGGCGAGCCCGCCCGTGATCGCGAGCGGCTGATCTGGACTGTCGATCTGCGTCCGGCATGAAACTGAAGCTCGCCATCGATCCCGACATCGTCGCCCTGATGACGGCCGAGGTCGCGGCCGGGGAACGCGCTGTCACTGCCGCGATGCGCGAGGCTGGCACCGGCCTGAAATCCGCCTGGCGCACCCAGATCACCGGCGCGGGGCTGGGCACGCGCCTCGCCAACTCGATCCGCTCCGCCAGTTTCCCGAATTCCGGCGAAAGTCTGAACGCGGCGGCGCTGGTCTGGTCGAACGCCCCGGTGATCATCGGCGCACATGACACCGGCCCGCTGATCCGCTCGAAGAACGGCTTCTGGCTGGCGATCCCCACGCCAGCGGCTGGCAAGTCCACGCGCGGCGGCCGGATCACGCCCGGCGAATGGGAACGCCGCACCGGGCTGCGACTGCGGTTCATCTACCGCCGTCGCAAGCCGAGCCTTCTGGTGGCCGAGGGGCGGTTGAACACGAAAGGCCGTGCGGTGGCGTCACGGTCGAAAACCGGCCGGGGCGTCGTCACCGCACCGATCTTCCTGCTGGTGCCGCAGGTCAAGCTGCCGAAGCGGCTGGACCTTGCGCGGGATGCGGAGCGGGCGGTTGACGGCGTGCCGGGGCTGATCGTGGCGAACTGGGTTGAAGGGCGTATGCGATGAGAGACCTCTATCCAGTCGAGGCGGGGCCGACGATGCAACCCGCGTTGCGGTCTCGTCAGCCGTGGAACCGGTCCTACTCGATCAGTCGGCCGCGTTTATTGATGTAAACGCCGTCCGAAAGGTACGCGGGTTCATCGCCATCTCCGACCGAGAACTCGTCGTAGATATCCCTCATCTCTTCGTCGGCCCAAGGTTCGTCAACGGGATCAAGGCCAAGTCTTGTAGCGATCCTGTTTGCAAAGTCGCGGATTGTCCTGGGGTGGTCGACCCCGCGGAAGAGCAGGTACGGACGTCCCCAATTGTCCGTATGACGTTCGCCACGACCGAGCACTTCCTCAGCTACCGCAACTAATCTCTCCAAGTCGGGGTATGCTTGGTAAGAGCCATCGTCCTCTTTGGCTGTTGCAGTCATGAGTGTGTAGCTGTCACCCTCATGAATGATGCGCAACAAGACGTACTGACCCGAGACCATTTTGGTTTGATCGTCATCTCTCTGGGTCAAGAGTTTGTCGGATTTTGTGATGTCAGCCAAATTGCAGGTCCTTTTGATATTCCCCAAAATGTGAAAAGAGACTGAGTGGTCATCTCCCCCAGTCGTGCGCGCCTCCGTGCGGTGTTAACCAAACGCCATCAGATAGGTAGATCGGCCCGCCGTCGCCCCCAAGGGCGGAATACAGGTCATCCTCGCGATCCCGAACCCTTGGAGGCGGCTTTGGCAAGACTTTGGCTGTCTGTATTGGCTCCACCATAGCCTCAAGATTCTCCCCGTTTTGTAGGAAAGACTGTGCGAATTTCGCCGTGCGTTCTAATATATTGTCCTGGCTTCCATGGAAGGGCTGCCGAATGAAGGGGCCGTCGCTCTGGCTAGTTGAGAGAACGGAATTGGGCTTCATTTCTTCGGCGGGCAGGCCTTCAATGATCTGGACATCAATTCCATTCTTTCGCATCAGAATGAGCGAAGTTTGACTGTGATTGGTTGCCGAATAGGCCATCCTGTACATCTTGTTGGCGGCGCGACGCGGCAGCCACCCTATCTTGTAAAGGAAGACTGCCAGATCATAGGGACGCGCTAACCCTCCTACGCTTCGGGATTCGCCGGGCGGCAGCACGATTTCGCCCTTGGTGCTGCTGGCTTCGGATGCGAGGCATTCGATTGTATTTTGGCAATTCCAGTGAAGAAAGTTGATGTCAGCAATTCGCGCCCACTTCAGCGGTCGATTGTTCATCTTGACGACAACCTCATCACCGATCTTCAAATCGGTTCGAAGGCAGTTCACCGGATAGGTCGTCCCGGTGCTATCGAAGACAACATGTGCGATTATGTATGACAACTGCGACTCCCGTCAGCGTGGGACCAAAGTCGCTACAGAGATCAGGCTGGTCAAGGGCCCATGTTGCTCGATAGCGAGCACACTTCGTAGCGACTTTCTTTAACCTCAGAATAGCCATAGCATGCCCACCCCCCGCGAAACCATCCTTGCCGCGCTGCACGCGCGACTCTCGGCACTGCCCGCCACCGCCCTGCGCGGCGACGTGCTGCCAGAGCGCGTGCCAACCGCAGGCCTCCTGATCCTTCGCGATGGCGAGCCAGGAGAGCCCGAAGTCACTCTTTCGCCGCTGCGCTACCACTATCAGCACAGGGCCGAGATCGAGGCGGTCGTGCAGGGTGCTTCCCGTGACTCCGCCTTCGACACCCTCTGCGCCAGCATTGGCGCGGCGCTTGCCGCCGACCGCACGCTGGGCGGGCTCTGCGACTGGGTCGAGGCGGAAGCACCGCGCCCGGTCGATCTGGCCGTGGATGGTGCCGCCAGCCTGAAGGCAGCGGTGATCCCGGTCATCCTGCACTATTCCACGGCCGATCCACTCGGCTGACCCCCTTCACCAAAGGAGAACACGATGGCACGAGCCCATGGGGCGCGGGCGCAGATGGCGCTTGCGTTCGAATCTGTCTATGGCACAGCGCCCGCCACGGGCTATCGCACGGTGCCGTTTGCCAGCACCACGCTGGGGTCTGAGCAGCCGCTGATCGCCTCGGAACTGCTCGGCCAGGGGCGCGACCCGCTGGCCCCGATCAAGGACGCGGTCACCGCCGACGGCGATGTGGTGGTACCGATTGATGTCGAGAACCTTGGGCTGTGGCTGAAGGCGGCTTTCGGCGCGCCGGTCACCTCCGGCACAACGCCCAAGACCCATACCTTCCAGTCCGGCAACTGGACGCTGCCAAGCATGGCCATCGAGACGGCCATGCCCGAGGTGCCGCGCTTTGCCATGTACACCGGTTGCGTCTGCGACCAGCTGTCGTGGCAGATGGCGCGGTCGGGGCTTCTGACCGCCACCGCACGGCTGGTGGCGCAAGGGGAGAGTGTCGCGGCTACCACCGCCGCTGGCACGCCGACTTCGTTGGCCCTGCAACGCTTCGGGCATTTCAACGGGTCGATCACGCGGAACGGCTCGCCGCTCGGCAACGTGATCTCGGCCGAAGTGACCTACTCCAACGGCCTCGACCGGATCGAGACCATCCGCTCGGACGGTCGCATCGAGGGAGCAGACCCCGGCATGGCATCGCTGACCGGCCGAGTGGAGGTCCGTTTCGCCGACACAGCGCTGATCACGCAGGCCATCGACGGCACGCCTTGCGAGTTAGTCTTCGCATGGAGCCTCGGCGCCAACGCCAGCTTCACCTTCACGGCGCACGCCGTCTACTTACCGCGCCCCCGGATCGAGATCCCGGGCCCGCAAGGCATCCAGGCCACCTTCGACTGGCAGGCCGCCAAGGCCGTCAGCCCCGCCCGCATGTGCACCGCCGTCCTCGTCAACACTGTTGTGAGTTACTGACCATGATCAGACTGAACCTGACCGCAGCCCCGTCGTGGCTGACCCTCGCCCCCGGCCTTCGCCTGCAGGTAGCACCGCTGACCACCGCCCTGATGGTCTCGGCCCGCGCCGATCCCGCCATCGAAGCCCTGCCGGAGGCCGCCACTCAGGAGGAATTGGCGCTGGCCATGGCCAAGGCCGTCGCACGCCGCGCGGTCCTCGATTGGGAAGGGGTCGGCGATGACGCGGGCGATGCCGTGCCGGTCTCGCCCGAAGGCATCGACGCCCTTCTGGAGATCTGGCCAGTCTTCGAGGCCTTCCAGACCCAATACGTCGCCAAGGGCCTGATCCTGGACGCGGAAAAAAACGTCTCCGCGCCCTTGCCGAATGGTCCTTCGGCGGGGGCGACCGGTACTGCGCGGCCTGCGCGGGGCGCTGCCTCGACTGCCCCGCAAGACTGAACAAGCCGCAGACAGAAGATGGCTGGCAGGTCTGGGATCTGGTCGGCCGTCTTGGGGGCCAATTGCGCGTGATCCCCGGCGCGGTGCTGGGCTGGGACATGGGCGCGGCGCTGGCGATGGCCCATGCCCTCGGGATCGACGCCCTGATCGCCGCCGAACTGCTGCCCGAGATCGAGGCGGTCATGGTGCGCAAGCTGAACGAACAGATCGGAGAGGGACATGGCTGAGAAGAGGGTCTCTGTCCGGCTGGTCGCGGAAGGCGGCCGTCAGGTCCGGGCCGAGTTGGAAGGGATCGGCGAGGCGGGCACGCGCGGGTTTGGCCGCTTGTCGTCGGAGATGGAACTGGCCAATGCCCGACTTGGCAGCTTTGCCCGGAAAGCCGGGATCGCACTGGCGGCGGTCACCGCCGCTGCGGCCGCTGCCGGTGTGGCAATGGTCCGTTCGGGGCTCGACGTCATCGGCGCGCAGGCGGACATGGCAGCCTCGCTCAGGACCACGGTCGAAAGCCTGCAGGTGCTGACATGGGCTGGGGAACTGGCCGGTGTGTCAATGGGCGAGATCGAACAGGCCACCAAGAAGTTGACCACGCGGTTGTCGGAAGCGGCGGCTGGGTCCGGATCGGCTGTTGGGGCCTTGCAACGGCTGAACCTGACGGCCGCCGAACTGCAAGCCCTACCGCTCGACCAGCGCATTGTCGCCATTCAGGAAGCGCTGAACCAGTTCGTGCCCGAGGCCGAACGCGCCGCCGTGGCATCTGATCTTTTCGGCGACCGGGCCGCATTGGCCTTTCTGCGCATCGACGCCGCCACCTTGCGGGAAGCGGCGCAGGACGTGCAGGACTTCGGGGTGGCGGTGAGTGCGGCCGACGCGGCGCAGATCGAACGCACGGGCGATGCCATCGCGAAGCTGAGCCTGATCTGGCTTGGCCTTACCAACCGCCTGACCGCCGCCGTCGCCCCGGCGCTGGAGACGGTTGCGAACGCGCTGGCCGATATGGCGCGCGGCACCGGGCCCATCGGCGGTGCAATCACCGCCGTCTTTGACAATCTCGCACGGCTTGCCACCTATGCGGCGACGTTCGCCGCCTTCATGGCCGGTCGCTGGGTGGCAGGGCTGGCCGTCGCTGCCCTGTCGGTGCGCGGCCTCGCCACGGCGCTGGTCTTCCTGCGCGGGGCGCTGATCCGCACCGGCATCGGGGCGTTGATCGTTGGCGCGGGGGAACTGGTCTATCAGTTCTCGCAGCTTGTGACCCGTGTCGGCGGTGTCGGCGAGGCCTTCCGCCTGCTCGGCGATCTGGCATCGGAAGTCTGGTCGCGCATCGGCCTCGCGCTCGACGCCGCATTCGCCAACATGGCTGCGGGCTGGGAGGGTCTGAAGGCAGCGGGGCTGTCGGCGCTTGAAGGCACCATCGCGGGTGTGGTCAGTTTTGGCGACCGGACGGCAGCGATCTTCCAGGGAGCCTATGACGCGGCGGTGGCGATCTGGGGCAGTCTGCCCGGCGCCATCGGCGACTTTGCCTTCCAGGCCGCGAACGGGCTGATCTCTGGCGTTGAGGCGATGCTGAACGGCGTCGTCACCCGGATCAACAATTTCATCAACGGCTTGAACGCCGCGCTGGACCTGTTGCCGGACTGGGCGGTCGGCGAAGGCGGGGTCCGGATCGGCACGCTGGACCCGGTGGAACTCTCACGGATCGGAAACCCTTTTGAGGGGGCGGCAACTACTGCTGGCGCTGCAGCCGCCGATGCCTTCTCGGCGGCGCTGTCGCAGACTTACCTAGAGCCTCCCGACCTCGGGCTTGGCGCGATGGCAGACGACGCGCTTGGCCGGGCTGACGGTTACCGCGAAGCAGCAGGCATGCTGGCCGATGCTGCGGGTCGTCCGCTGGCCAGTTGGCAGGCGCTACGCGACGCGGTGACCGGCACCGGGTCGGATGCCGAAACGGCGCTGGCAGATGCCGCCAGTTCGGCGGATGCCCTGAACACCGAACTGGACGACACCGCAGCTGCTGCCGGGAATGCGGGCGCTTCGGCGCGCGAAGCCGGGGCGCAAGCTGCCGAAGGGGCCGACCAAGCCGCGACTGGCTGGGGTGCTGTGACTGCGGCACTCGCCGACTATGCCACCAAGGCGCGCAACGTCGGCGGCGATATCGGCCAGGCGCTGGTCGGGGCCTTCACCTCGGCCGAGAACGCCGTGGGCGAGTTCGTCAAGACCGGCAAGCTCGATTTCCGCGATCTGGTGACTTCGATGATCGCCGATCTGGCAAAGTTGGCGGCGCGAAACTTCATACTCGGGCCGATTGCCAACGCCCTGTCGGGCGCACTTGGCGGCGCGGGTGGAATCTTCGCCAACATCCTGCATGCCGGTGGCATGGTCGGATCGCCGGGCCCGGGCCGCATGGTCCCGGCTTTGGCCTTTGCCAATGCCCCGCGCATGCACGCGGGCGGCTGGGCCGGGATCAAGCCCGACGAAGTTCCGGCGATCCTTCAGAAGGGCGAACGCGTCCTCTCGCGCCGCGAGGCAGCAGGTTACGGCCAATCCAGCGCGCCTGCGGTCAACGTCACCATCATGGCGCGCGATGCCGAAAGCTTCCGGCAATCGCGTACGCAGGTGGCGAGCGACATCGCCCGCGCCGTGTCGCTGGGCCGGAGGGGCATGTGATGGCGTTTCACGAAGTCAGGTTCCCCGACAACATCAGCCGCGGGGCGCGCGGGGGGCCGGAACGGCGCACGCAAGTGGTGGAATTGGCCTCTGGCGACGAAGAGCGCAATGCCAGCTGGGCCAACTCGCGCCGCCGCTATGATGTGGCCTACGGCATCCGCCGCGCTGACGATCTTGCAGCGGTCGTCGCCTTCTTCGAGGCCCGCAATGGCCGCCTGCACGGGTTTCGCTACAAGGACTGGGCGGACTACAAATCCTCCCTGCCGTCGCAGGGGGTAGCCCCGACCGACCAACCCGTCGGCACCGGCAATGGCGCGGTCATCACCTTCGCCTTGCTGAAACGCTACACTTCCGGCGCGCAAAGTTGGACCCGTGCCATCGCCAAGCCGGTGGCCGGCACTGTCCGTCTTGCCCTGAACGGCGTCGAACAGATGACCGGCTGGAGCGTCGACACCACCACCGGCAGCGTCACCTTCATCACTGCCCCCGGCGCGGGCGTCGCGATCACGGCCGGTTTCGAATTCGACGTCCCCGTCCGTTTCGACACCGACATGCTCGACGTCACCCTCGACCTTGAGCGGCTCGGGTCGATCACATCCATCCCGCTCTTGGAGATCCGGCGATGAACGAAGAAACCGGCTTTGTCGCCGCTGTGCTGCGCGATCTGGCAACCTCCACCGCCGTCATCCTGGCGGCCTGGGGCGCGTTGGGCGGCGCAACCAATGCGCTGACTACGCGGATGCGGCTGCGCGATGCCCTGCGCCACATCCTGCTGGGAGGGCTGATCGCCGCCGGGATGGGCAGTCTGTCGATGGCGGTCATCACCGCCTGGCTTGGCCTGCCATCGCAAGCGATCCCGGCCGGGGGTGCGGCGGGGTCGGCCGCCTATCTGGTCGGCGTCTTCGGCCCCGCCTTCATCGAAGTCGTCCTCGCCCGGCTGCGTGGCGGCAAGGGGGGCAACGGTGATGCATGAACTTCTCCGCCTTGCGCGCGCCATCCGCTGCGATGCCGCCGATCCGGCACAGGCCTTCAGCCATCGCCTGCGTATCGGCCTTCTGGTTGCCGCGCTGATCCTGATCCTTTCCTCTCTCTTCGGGTGATCCCATGCACATGACCGACCGGGGCTTAATGGCCCTTGTCCGGCACGAAGGACTCGTGCCCGGACCATATCTCGATGTGAAGAACGTCTGGACCTTCGGCATCGGCCACACTGCCTCGGCAGGGCCGCCCGATCCGGCCCAGATGCCGCGCGGCATGCCCGCCGATCTCGATGCCGGGATCCGCGAGGCGTTCCGGCTCTTCCGCGCCGACATCGTGGCCTACGAGGCCGAGGTTCTGCGCGCGGCGAAGGTGCCGCTGGAGCCGCACGAGTTCGATGCGCTGGTCAGCTTCCACTACAACACCGGCGGCATCGCCAAGGCATCGCTGACCCGCCACCTGAACGCGGGCAACCGCGCCGCCGCAGCACAAGGCTTCATGGGCTGGCTCCGCCCCGCCGCGATCCGGACGCGCCGCGAGGCCGAACACGATCTGTTCCGCGACGGCCGCTATCCGACCGGCACGATCCCGGTCTGGGCGGTCGACCGCAACGGGCGGGTGGATTTCTCGCGGCCGGTCCGACGACTGACCGAGGCTGAGGCGCTGGCATTGCTGCGGCCGACGAGCCAGCCGGTGCCGCTGACCGTGCCGTCAGCGCCGACTTCGCCCGGTGGCTGGCTCGCACGCCTGGTCACCTTTTTCTCCAACTTCAACCGGAGGGTCTGACCCATGCGCTATTTCCAACCTACCTCGCTGACCTGGTGGGCGGGTCTACTCGCCGTGCTGACCGGCAGCGGCGCGCTGTTCCTGCCCGAGCAAGGCCAGCTCGCCGAACTGGCCCGACTGGTCGCGATCCTCGCCGGAGCGGGCGATGCCTCGCCCATGACCCTGATCACCCTCGGTCTTGGCCTGATTGGTCTGCGCGACCGGATCGAACGCGGGTTCCGGGGCGATGCTTGAGTTTCTGGCGGGCATGATCGTGGGCGGGGCGATGGGCACGTTCATTGCCGCGCTCTGCGTGTCGGCGTCGGGTGGGGAGCCGGATGATGGCTGACATCCTGTTCTGGCTGATTGCTGCCCTCGGTGCCTTCGGGGGCGTCGTGCTTGGGCGGCTTTGGGGCCGCGCGGAAGGCAAACGTGTGGGCAAACTGGAATGGGAACGCGATGCAATGGCGGACAAGATCGAGCGCGCGGAGCGCGGGCGCGTGGCCGTTCGTGACGGTCGCGGTGCTGGCGATCCTGCTGACCGGCTGCACAACAACGATGCGCGCTGGTGATGCAGGCTGTTCCGCCTATGCCGAAGCCCGCCTTGGCCGCCCCGCCAACGCGACAGTCACAGGCGTGGCTCCCGACTGGGCCAGTTGGATCGCCGACCTCGACGACCGCATGACGGGAACGTGCCGATGAAAACCCCTTCGCCAGCTCTGCAAGCTCATCTCGATGATGGCACCACCACGCTTTCCTGGTGCTGGCGGATTTCGCGGG